GCTGCCTCTGCCCCTACGCTTGCCGCTGCGCCTGCTGCCGCTGCCTCTGCGCCACAAAAAGGTTCTGACGTTGGCTCTTTGGGCGATTTGTTTGAAACAACAATCCCAGCAAACCAACCTGGCTCAGTGGTGCAAAAGCCTGTTGCAAAAACTACTGCATTTGCTGGCACCAGGGGCGACACAGGCATTGGCGGTGGCGATGGCCCGATTGCCCAGGCTGCGCTCAAATATTTAAAGAACCTGGGAGCCGCAACAGCATCACTAGCTGATGTAACCATTGGCGGCATCATTCCTGGCGTTGCTGGGCCTGTAACCTATGCTGCTGGTAGGATGTTTGGTCAAACACCAGAGAAAGCTGCTGCCGCTGAAAAATCAGTTGTTGAGACTTTAGACAAACCGTTTGGCAAGACATTTGGGGTTTCTGAAACGGGAGCATACAAAGGTGAACTGAGCCGAGAAATCATGGATTTCATTGGCGCAAACATTGGCAAAGGCGCTAAGTACATTTCTGAGAAAACAGGTTTGCCAGAATCTGACATTGCCAACATGATGGGCACTGGCCTGGTTGGTGTTGCACCGCTGGCTGGCAAAGCAGTCAAGCCTGTGGCTGGGGCTGCTGGAGAAGTTTTGTATGCAGCCACTGAGCCTTTGGTCAGGGATAAGACCGTGCTTGCACAGCGCCCCAAGATTGAGCCTACCCTGCCACCGCAGCCGTTAGACGTTAACCTGCGCCCAGTTGAGGTGACTATGCCAGGGCAAATGTCTGCCAAGATGCTGGCAGATACGCAGGCGGCGTTTGCTAAGCGCCAAGAGGCTGCGGCTGCTGCCAAGGCTGCTATGCCACCACCAGCTGCTACACCAACTGCTGTGGCCTTGCCTGCTGTGACATTGCCTGCTGGCGCTGGTGCTACACCTGGTAGTGTGGGGGCTGCTGGCGTCCCAACCATCACAACAATTCAGCAAGCGCTTATAGGCGCAACGCCAGAATTGAAAGCCGTGCTAAGTGGCATCCCTTTTGAGCAAACAAATGTGCCCACGTTTATGCGGCATATTGAAGCTGACAGCTTGCCTGTGCCAGTGCGTTTAACTGAAGGGCAAGCCACTGGTGACATAGTGAAATTGTCCAACGAACAAAATCGGCGGGGCAAAGACCCCGAACTTGCACAGCGGTTTAATGAACAAAATGGTTTATTGATTGAAAACCTTAATGAAATTCGCGGTAATGCTGCCCCTGATGCTTACGGCACAAAGATCATAGAAAACAGTCAAGGCATCATTGATGCTTACAAGACTATTGACGCTGCCCGTAGTGAAAAAATTACTGCGGCATACAAAGCCCTGGAAGATGCGAACGGTGGTCAATTTCCAATTGATGGCATTACGTTAGCAAAAAACGCAGAAACAATGCTTGGCAAAAAGCTAAAGACAGAATTTCTATCGCCATCAATTAAATCTCAGCTTGAACGGTTTAAGTCTGGTGAGCCAATGACGTTTGAGAACTTTGAAGCTATGCGTACCAACCTAGCAGCAGAGATTCGTAAAGCAGAACGGTCTGGCGATGGTAATGCTGCAATGGCATCAAGCATTGTGCGTGAAGCGTTAGAGCAGCTGCCATTGACAGGCCAAGCCGCTGCCAAATTAAAACCATTAGCAGATACTGCACGGGGTTTGGCTAAAGAGCGTTTTGATATGCTGAAAAAAGACCCAGCATATAAAGCTGCGGTTGACGATGCTGTAGCAGCTGACAAATATTTGCAAAAGTTTGTTGTCAACGGCGTGAACAAGAACATTGCCACAATGGTCAACCACCTTGGCAAAGACTCGGTAGCGCACCAGCATATGGCGGCAGGCACTATTAACTGGTTGAAAGACAAAGCTGGCATCGTGGATGAAACTGGCAACTTTACGCAAGCAGGATTCAACAAAGCGCTCAAGCAACTTGTTGACGTAAAAAATATGGAGCAAATATTTACGCCGGATGCTGCCAGTCAACTGAAAACAGTGGGCAATGTTGCCCGGTATACCCAAGCCCAGCCTAGAGGCGCTTTTGTCAACAACTCCAATACGCTGGCTGGAGCATTGGCAGAAAAAGCTAAACAAGGTGTAGGTGCTGCTGTCCAAGGCGGATTAAATGCGGTTGTACCAGGTTTGCAGCTTGGCACTTCTGTGATGGAAATGAGAGCAAGACGAGCCAACGCAGCAGAAGTTAAAAAAGCCCTAGAAATAGGCGCAGGAGTTAGAAAAGAATGAGCCTTGAAGCACAATTCTCTAGCCATGAAGCCGTATGCGCTGAAAGATACGACCAGATCAACGCAAGGCTAAAACGACTTGAGGGCATCCTTATCAAAACCGCGGGAGTGCTTATCTTCAGTATGTCTGCAATCGTCTATGCAAGTCTTACGTTGCACAGGTAATCATGGAATTTCTGGAAGCACTGGCAAAGGGTTGGCCCATGCTGCTGGCGCTGATAACGCTCATCATTGTGCTGGCTAAGATGGATATCAAGATCGCTGTGCTGGAAGAAAAGGTCAAGAGCCTGTTTGAGATTTGGAACAAGAAATGAAAGCCAAGCTGACATTTTTCGTAACGCTCATGGTCAGCATGACCTTGTGTATCGTTGTCCTGTCAATGTCCGGTGTAATGTTAATGGGACTGTTTGACGAGAAAGTGGACAACAACAAGATTTTTGAGTTGGTCGGGCCTGCGTTTCAGACTATTGTTGGTGGCTTCATCGGTTTACTTGCTGGCGTCAAACTGTCCCATGAGGAAGAAAAGAAATGTTAACCCTACTCTCCACCCTGATCAGTTTCTTAGCTGGCGGCCTGCCCAAGTTGCTTGGTTTTTTCCAAGACCGTGCCGACAAGACCCACGAACTCACGATGGCAAGGCTCCAGACGGAGCGTGAGCTTGAGCTACGCAAAGCGGGGTTTGAGGCCCAGCAACGAGTTGAAGAGATAAAGGTTGAGGGCCAAGCCATTGAAGCAGAGGCGTCAGAACGGGCCGCGCTGTATGCCCACGACATTGCCATAGGACAGGGTGCATCACAGTGGATGGTCAACCTGCGCTCCGGTGTCAGGCCCGTGCTGACCTACGGTTTCTTCCTGCTGTTCGCCTTCGTCGAGATCGGCGGCTTTGTTTACGCTTGGCATCGGGACATTGCCTTTGACGTTTTGATTGCCAAACTGTGGGACGCTGATACTCAGATTATCTTTGCGTCAATCATCAGCTTCCATTTCGGTGGACGGGCATTTAAAGGTGGCAAGGATTGAAAGTCTCCGACCGCTGCAAGGAGATGATCAAGCACCACGAAGGCGTGCGATACAAGCCATACCGTTGCCCGGCGCGGCTCTGGACTGTTGGCGTTGGAAGGGTTTTATATGCAATTCAAGGTCGTTTACCACTGGATCAAAGAGACGCTTTCCCGTTGGAGCCGCATGACAACCGTACTTTTTCAAAAGACGAAGTAAATGGACTCCTTAGTTTTGATCTCCAGCGATTTGAGGTTGGGGTCGCCCGACTTTTTCCTCTGGTGCTTACCCAAGGTCAAAATGATGCTCTTGTCAGCTTTGCTTTTAATCTGGGTCTGGGGGGCGTACAGCGAAGCACCCTCCGTTCAAAGATGCTTCGGGGCGAGATTGAAGAAGCCGCCGACGAGTTCTTGAAGTTTACAAAGGGCGGTGGCAAGGTGCTGCCTGGCCTGGTCAAACGGCGGAACGATGAGAGGGCGTTGTTTCTCTCATAACCGCCCGATACGCCTCAATAGCATCCTTGAGGTCACACCGCAACTGCTCAAGCTGGTCTTGCTGCTGCTGGAGCCGCAGGTAGGCTTCAAGCGCAAACTTGTCCAGTACGGCTCTGTCCCATGTTGAAAATGTTGGGGTCATGGGTGTGGGCAATCATCTGGGACAAAGGCTAGGCAATGCACCGCTGCGTGCTTGCTTTTGGACTTGACCCAGCGGTCAATATAAGTGTCAGGCATCAAAGTTAATGACCTGTTGATTGCTGATGGCTCTGCGTCTAACATCAGCGCCAGTTGCTTGGCAGTCAGACCATCAGGCGCTTGGGCCAAGGCATCACGGATTTGTTTAGACATCACCACGGTGCGTCCTCAAAGTTTTGCGGGTTGAATGGGACGGGCTTGCTTGGCTGCGCCGGGGGCAACTCGGTGGGGAAGGGCCAGTTATCCATTAAAAGTTCATCCATGTTTTAGTTACAAAATCATATCGGCGGTTGCGGACGTAAGCCGCCATTTCTGCATCAGTCATTTGTGTGGTGACTGGCGCAACGTAGGTTTCAATCCGCTGGGGGAATGGTTCAGTTCTGGCGTTCCATTCCTCGGCAATCTTTTTGGCATCAAGTTCTGTTGTCACAACAGCACCAGGCTTCTCCAAAAAATTTAAGCAGTTGATGCCATGCTTGTTCATTACGGCCCACCAGGTTGGCCCAATCTGTTCAGCGCGGTAGGGCTTTACGGCGAAATACTTTGCTGGAATTGCCGTTAAATTGTGCGTCATGTGTTGCGCTCCTTCAGCAGTTGCTGCGCCCACAGTGCGCCACCACCAAAAGTCCCATCTATCCAGACTGCGGTCTGCTTATCCTCATCTGTCAGACCCTGCCACGGGCGCTGTGCTTTCGTTTGCCAGTAATGCACATCACACAGATCACCTTGGTCAATGTCATCTTTGTACAAATTAAATTGGTAGCTGCCGCAGTTCCAAGCGCCGCACTTATATACACATCTTTTTTCAGCCATGATTGCGCTCCTTCAAGGCTTTTTCAATAGCCTCGTATGTTTCCTTGCCCCACACTGATCTGCCATAAGGGTAGAGGTGTTTCATTTCTTCTGGTGTTAGACCCTGCCACGGGCGCTGTGCTTGCTTTAGCCTTGAGTTCAGCGAACGAATCTCAATTTCATATGCCTTCGCTTCGCAGTGCCGGGCGCACGGCGCGGGGTGAGTGCCACCGGCTTGTAAGACTCGGCGATCCGGCTCCTGCGCTGTCTCTTGCTTATATTCTTCGTTGGTCATAGCATCCCCCAAACATAACCCGCTAACCCAGCAATGCCTGTCACGGCAAACAGCACCAGCAACGTGATTGCAATGCCAAACATCAAGTTTGCCAGTTCGTAGTCATCATCATCATCCATGTTGTAACCTCTTTAAAATGATATGTCGTCATCGTCTTTGGGCAAACCTTGATAACCATCCTTTGGCTTGGGGTCATTGATGTATGCCCAGCCATCCCAGCCGCCTTCCTTTACCGGGATTACTTCAATTTTGACCATCTCGCCCCGTTGAGTCTGGATGATGCTGCCAATCCGCTGATAGCGGTTTTTCTTCTCGCCTTTGGCATTGGTGTATGTGCCGACAATGCAACTGAGTTCTTTTAAGATTTTTGCCATAATTTGCTTTCAATAAATGTGTTGTTTGCTGATTTCTTGAATAACCTGGTCATAGTAGACCCGTGCCGCCTCAACTTTGATTTTGATTTTGTCTTCCAAAGCTGCATCACGTTTATACGGCACGATGGTCACTCGCAGTTCCCGATTGATGTGATCTACCTTGTGCAGCTGCTTGCTTTCGTAACCAATCAAATCGTCTGGAGTGCTAACCAAGCAGTAAGCAATGTCTGCCCGTGGCTTGTCCCACAGCATCATGTAAGCCCGTAGTTGCCATTCGTACCCGGTATCTCTGCCCTGGTCAGCCAGGACGTAGAAGGTGGTCAGGCACCAGCTGGACTTGATATCAATGATTCGGTCATCAGCAACAATGTCAGCCTCGCCAGTTATCCAGGCATTTGTTTTACGCTCCGTGTTTTTGGCATGGCTGGACAGATGCACGGCGTTGTACAGGTCAATAGATTCGTCTTCAACCCTCAACCCCTTGTCCATGTACTTTGTAGTAACCCGTTCGTCATAGCCGTAAATAAACTCTTTGGCTAACTTGGTAACGTAAGTCTTGGCCCCCACGCTCAATTCGTCATTACCCTTGCCATCGGTCATGATTGCGCTCAATGCACTGGCTCTAAAAATAATGCTCATGGTGTCCCCTTTAATGTTGCCTTTTGTTCGTCTTTTGCTTTGGTAATTTGTTCACGGGCAACTGCGTTATTGCCTGCTGCTCTAATCCCATTGTAAAAAGCATCTTTTAATTCATCATGAGTTTTGCACTCAATAATGTCTGCCAGTATTGCTTTGATGGTTGCCTCGGTTGATTGCACAACATGGGTAACGGCATCAGCATCATTGTCTGATTCAGTAGGGATACTGAACGCCTGGAACGCTGCATACTTGTAGGCTGCACTCATTGCTTTGTTTGTGGCCTTGTCGCCGCTATCCATTGCCTCACCAAAAGTCTTGACAGTGTGTTTGCTGCCATCCTCTGCCGAAACAAAATCAAACTCAACCTCAACCGTTACATAAAACAAGGCACCGCCTGATTTACTGATGCGCTCAACACATTCACGGGTCAACACTCGCGGCAAGATGCAAAGCCCGTGTTTAGCCAAAAGTGGGCTGATTGCGTTGTAAACATCGTCAATCCCTCGGAATTTGTAACCAGAACCTTGCGAGTTGGTGCGATCTTTGGTGATGCCAATGGTTGACAGTTCTGTTTGAACCGCATTGATTGCTTTATAGATTTTCATGTTGTTTCCTTAATTTCCAGTTGTTCTTCAGTTGCAGCAAACAAAGTGATCTGAGTTTCATTGCCGTTGTTGTCAATCACATTTAACTTGCGCGCCCAAAACAAACCTGCTTGACTCATGCTTTGCTTTGGCTCATACAATTTGATTGTTTTTACATTGTGAATCATGGTCATAGTTGTCATGTCAACTCCTTGTAAGTGATTTCAATTTCCAATTCTTTGCACCGTTCCTGGGCGCACTCCAGCAGATAACTCATTTCGCGCAGCGCACTGGTCAGCATCCCGCACTCAAACGCCAGCCGATCAGCAGGCTCTGCCCCTGCATATGATTTGGCAACAACAGCGTGTATGCCATCTAATATCTGTTGAATGTTCATAGTTGCACCTTTGAAGTTTTCTTGCCACGTTTTGTAAAGCACTGAACAGCGCCATCGTCCAGCAGCCGCCAGCCAGCGTTCTCACCGCAAAGCTGCTGTACTGCTGCCTCAAAGCGCTGCTGGCGCTCCTGGTCAGTCTTAGCCGCCTTGTAAGCCGCTACAGCATCCTGCGCTGCCTCAATCTCTGAAGGCCAATCTAGGTAGTGGCTGGTGCCAAGCACCAGGGCCACCAAAGCCGCCGCCAGCCAGTTCATTCCTCACCCCGATTACGCTCAAATGCAGCATCATCAATCTGGTCTTCCAGATCGCGCAGTGCCTCTTCTTCAATCGTTTCAACCCAGTCGCCCAACACTTCGCTGATATCCACGCCTTCAACCAGCGCCCACACCAGTTCAACGGCAGCAGCGCAGCCAGGGTCATCAAAGGTGGCGCGTTCTTCTTTTTCAAAAGCCAAGTAGCAGTCCAGCACCAGGCCGCCAGCAGTCTCAAAACGGTGGTTGCACAGACCCTTAAGGTCTTCCTTAGTTGGCTTGTAGCCAGTTGTCCAGACGGGAGTTTTGTTCATGATGTTCTTTCTGGGGCCGAAGCCCCGTTTGGTTTAGGAGTAAGAAAGACCCTGGAACTCGAAGGAATCGGTTAAGTCAAGAGCAGCAGACTTGCGAACAGTCAGCGACACACAAGCAAAGCCGTAGCGCTCTGCCAGATACGCCTTGGCGTCTGGAGTGTTGGCAACCACTGTAATCTCAGTGGCAGCGAAGTCTGTGGGGGAGAAACTGAAATCGGTCATAAGACCTCCTAAAAAGACCCTTTGCAATGTGCTGGGGATTGCTGACGATTGTAAGCCAGCTTAATTGCCATCGTCAACAACTTTGTTAATCTCCCTTAACTTTAGTCGGGTATTGACAGCTCTCCCTCTGGTAAGGTGGCTTACAATGGGGCATGACTAAAGAACAGGCGATCACTCTTGCTGGCTCCCAGGCTAAGCTGGCGGCATTGCTGGAGATCAATTCTGCTGCTATCAGCCAATGGGAAACGATTCCCGAGAAGCGCATCTGGCAGCTGAAAGTCTTGCGACCAGGGTGGTTTGCATAGTAAAATTTAGCTAACACGGCTAGGGTAGCTCCCGAAAAGACGATTCTGATACCGTCCTGCCATCAGTGTTCCAGTATCGGCAACCGACATCAGTAAGGTTAAAGCGTGGCAACACTCACACTTAAAAAGCCAAAACACATTGGCGACATCCCCCTAGAAAACATAGCTTTAAAGTTTGTCGTTATGCGGCAAGCCAGGTCAACTAAATCCTTTAGGTTTAGCTGTTACCAAGATTCATTTGATGCAGCACTGAAAGAAGCCACACGGCTTGCAAAAAACTGCCAGACCGAGAGATTCCTTGTCTTGCAAGTGCATGGCTTTGCAGACTGGAGGCCATGATGCACTACTACCAGTTCAACATTGGCGACTACAGAGCTGCGACAGCTCACCTATCCAATGAAGAAGATTTGGCTTACCGCCGTCTTTTGGATATGTACTACGACACCGAAAACAAGATACCCCTGGATACCCAATGGGTTGCCAAGCGGTTACGAGTTGCAATAAAAGTTGCTGATGAAGTCTTGCAAGATATGTTTGTTAAGCACGAAGATGGGTGGTTTCATGCCAAGTGTGATGGTTTGATTCAGCAGTACCACGCTATGGCAGAGAAAAATAGGGCTAATGGACGCCTTGGTGGACGCAAAAAGAACCCAATGGCTAACCCAGTGGCTACCGACTCGCAACCCATCGTTAAGGCAACTATAAACTATAAACTAGAAACTAATAACGAAATAAATACCAATATATGTCCACCTGACGGTGAACCCGAGGTAAAAATTCCTGATTGCAACCACCAGGGAGTCATCGACCTGTACCACCAGCAGCTACCAACTTTGCGAAGGGTTGAAGTGTGGAACGCTGCGAGACAGGGATACCTGCGACAACGCTGGCGAGAAGTGGCAACAGAACTGGGCAAAGACAAGCCAGCAACCGTCAGCGCAGTTTTGGAGTGGTTTGATGACTTTTTTGGGCACATCAACAAATCCAAGTTCTTGGTCGGCAAGGTAAACAACAAAGACGGGCGAGCCTTTACCGCCGATTTAGAGTGGATTCTTAAGCCCAGCAACTTTGCAAAAATAGTGGAAGGAAAATATCATGGCGCTCACTAACTTTAAAAAAGAAGAAATTCCTGAGGGCAAAAGTGATCTGCTGTGTAGCGTAGACGGTTGCAACAGCCGCTGGAGCGTGCGAATTGATGGGCAGCTACCAAAATGCAGCCATCACCAGTGGCAGCAGCCAAAGGTTGGCAACACGAAAACCTACCAGCAATACTTGGCAGACAAAGACAGTCCAGGCGTGCCGCCCGTTAGCACTTGGTACAACAAGGAGCCGTGGTGATGAAAAAGGTGTTAAACGTGCAAATAGGCCAGATTGTTCGCGGTGTGGTTGGCAGCGGACGGGCTTTTAAAGTGTTGAGGAATGATGAATTTGTCAGCTACATAGACGGACACCGCGAAGGACCGTATTGCCGATTGCAAGCGTTAGATGACCGCAGTTGCGAGGTTTTGTATCCGCGAAATTGGTACACAGTGCCAGGCGAAAGTTTGTCGCTGTTTAGCGCATAAATAATGGTGAAATATGAATAATGCATTAGAAAAATATGAAAGCAAAATTGAACGAATTACAGAATCAGGATGCTGGATATGGATGGGCGCAGTAAAAACACATAAACATCCGTATGGCTGGATTTCTTACAAAGGGAAAAAATACAACGCGCATAGGTTGTTTTATATGCTCTATAACAACATTGAATTGACAAATCCTAAAATTCTTGTTTGCCACACTTGTGACGTTCCGCAATGTGTCAATCCATATCATTTATTTGCTGGAACACAAAAACAAAACATAAATGATATGTGGCAAAAAAATAGACAAGCACAAAGGCTTATAAAACCAAAACTTAGATCAATATTAAATCCATTACAAGTTTTTGAAATCAGAAAAAAATGTTTAACAGGAATTGCTGACCGTGATTTATCAAAAATTTATGGGGTTAAAAAATCAACAATTAGCGACATAAGACTTAACAGGCGTTGGAAAAATCTAATTGAGGAGAATCAAAATTAATTATTACCAAGCCCACAAACTGTTAGACGAAACCCGCGATGGCCACAATCACACTTTTGATGACATTACCAAAGCACTTGGCCTGGTTGGAGACATTGACCCAGACCTATGCACAGATGGCACTGGCTGGTGGCGACCAGGCCCAGAAACAGGGCAGACGGGACTACCTGGTGCAACGGTTTGTCGAACTGGAACAGGATTTTCTAGGCATCACAGCGATAATTCATACAAAAATTAAGGCAATGAAATGATGCAAATCTGTTTTGAAGTGCCAGGCCAACCTCGTGGGAAGGGCAGACCGCGGTTTGCAAGACAGGGAAACTTTGTCAAA